GAGGTTGTCGAGGCGGGCGTAGCCCGAGGAGTTGCTGACCAGGCGGACGCCGACATGGGTGCCGATGCCGGAGACGCCGAGGCGTCCGAGACTGAAGGTCGGCTGGCTGACCGTGGCGAGGGTGTCTCGGGCTGACGGGGCCAGGGGGTCGAGGCCAGCGGATACGGTCCACGTCCCCTCGCAAGTCATATCGATGCCCTCGATCGTCTTCATGTGGGCGGGCTTGCCGCCGTCGAGGTAGGGCAGGATGACCTCGACCTGGGAGTTGTCGTACTCGGCGTTGTTGGCACCGCCGTACAGGTAGAGCGTGTCTCCGGAGCGGGCGTATACGCGACCATCCTTGGTTGTGAACTTGCTGATGGAGAAGCCAGGCTCGTAGACAGACCATGCGGCGACCTGGCTGTTCGGGAAGTAGGAGAAGACGTAGACCTTGGTGCCGATGGCGATCCAGTAGCGTCCGTCGATCGGCTCGATGATGGCCTGGCAAGCGGCCTTCTGGACGTCGGTCATGCCAGCCAGGTCGGCGAGGACAAGGCCGTCAACGGGAGTTCCGACGTCGTTGACCACGGCGGCGTTCGAGCTGTCTCGGGCGCGCAGGGAGCGGATGCCGGAGTCGGACAGGTAGAAGACGTCGATCTCCCCAACGGAGATGATGGAGCCAGCACCGAGTGCGCCTGTGTTCGACAGCACCTGGCCCTGCTTGTTGAGGGCGGGGTCGGTGTCGATGGCCCACACCTGCACGGTGCGTCGGCTGAAGGCGGCGAGGTTGCCTTGGTACAGGGCCAAGCCGGTCAGCACCTCGTTCCCGCCGTTGCTGTTTGAGAGGTTGATGAATCCAGCACCGGTTCCGTTCTCGCCCCATCGGGTCGGCTGGTTGACGCCCGAGAAGAAGAGGCTCGAACCGCTGGTGAGGTGGGCCTTGGTCTTGTAGGTGAGAGCCGAGACAGGCGTGGTGTTTGCCACGCGGGTGGCACCCCAGTAAATCGGGTTCGCCGAATCCAGCGTAGGCGTCGCGATGAAGGTGATCTTCTTGCCGTCGGCATAGTTAGCCAGCGTGAAGGTTGACTTCTGGGCAACGGCGGCAACCGCATCCTTGCCGCCAGACATGGCGAGCAGAGAACCGATCGTGACGTCGCCGACGGTCGAGATGCTGATGATGCGTCCGTTCGGGGTCGTCCCGGAGCCAGGGACACCCTTGATGACGACCTTGCCGTCCGATACCGAGGCGACGTACTCGACTGTCGAGGTGTAGTTGTTGATGGCGTTTGCGATGGCCGTCATCGTCGCCGAGTTCGATGTCGTCCATTGGACGCCAGGGCCGAGGACTTCGACGCCGTCCACCTTGACCGATGTCACCGCGTTGCGGACGCCACCGGCGAAGGTGCCGACCTTGGCGATCCAGCGGCTGGCGTTGTACGGACTGACACCGATGGTAGAGGTGGTGATCAGCTCTTGGATGTACGGCGTGGAGGTAGGGTCAGCATTGAACTCGATCCAGAGTTCGTCTCCGTTGTAGTTCTGCGGTTGGTCGCCAGGGGACAGGACGGTGAAACCTCCGTACGATGACGTGCCTCCGTAGTTGTAGGTCGCTGTGTAGCCCCTCGCCGTGCTGTTTGCGTTGATGTGGTAGGCGATGCTGTAGGCCAGCATCTGGCTTGGATCGCTCCACGTCGGCCCGGTAGGAAGAGACGGAGTGTTGTAGTCGATGTACCCAGCCGTCAGCGTACCGAGGATATTGACGCCGTTGGCGAAGATGCTGGTGATACCGGGCGTCGAGCTGATGCCGACCAGGTAGTTCCGCGTTACAGTCGCGTTGATGGACTGCGAGCCAGCCGTGACGATGAAAGAGCCAGCCGACTGAACCTCGGCGACAGCGGCCTTGCTCTGCTGGATGGTGGCGATCGTCGCCGTCATCGGCGAGTCAACCGTGGCGGTAGCCGTCCACTCGACACCGGCAGGACCGGTGACCGTCACCGTGGCACCGCTTGCCGTGGCCGAGTATCCGTTGCCGTAGTTGTTGATCACGCCAGCCATGTGCGTGGCTGCGGCGTTGTTGCTCCCCATCGTGGGACGGGTGATGCCGTTGACGAAGTCGCCGATGAGGGCGCCGTCAAAGAATGGGTAGGACTTACCGTCCGCGAACTTGGCGATGACGAAGGTCTTGCCTCCGTAGAGCGTGGAGTAGACCACATCGGTCATCGCAACGCCGTCCGGGTGGTCGAGCTTCTGGTAGGTGACACCAGGGGGCATCGCCAGCGGGCCGTTGTTGGCGGCGCTGGAGCCGAAGACGTAGATGGTGTCGGCTCCAGCCTCCATGCCGAAGGTGTTGGCAGGAAGGCTGGCGAAGGTGGCGAACTTCTTCCGCTTCTCGATCTCGCCGCCTCGCGAGATGTGGGCGTTCTTGAGGGTCTGGAGCGTACCCGGCCTTGCGGTCAGCGGGTGCTTCCTAGTGTCCAGACCTGCCGAGAAGTTCTCAACGACAAGGTAGGCCATGAGTTCAGACTCGGTCGCTCGGCGTGATGCGGGCGCCCTTTAGGTTCCAGACACCGGCGGTGTCCATCTGCCCGCCCATCACGAAGACATCGTTCTTGATGCCTTGTCCCTTGAGCTTCTGTAGGAGCTGCTGGGCCACCTGGCTCTTCGCCTGGGCGTCCTCAGACTTGGCGCGGGCGAGGATCTCGGCGGCGGCGAAGAGGACGATGAGGTTGTCGTCCAGCAGGGCCACGTCGCTGTCGGCCACCATCTTGGGCAGCTTCTTGATGGCCTTGAACCGCAGGACGCACTCGTCGCTGGCGGGCATCGGCCAGACCTCGAACTGGTTGCCCTCGTAGTGACGCCAGCGGGTGGGCGGGTCTTCCTTCTCGCCTTCGGCGGGATCGGAGGAGTTGTACTGCTCCGGTCCGATGCCGTACTCCAGCGGACGCCACGAGGACGAGTAGCGGACGTGGGCCGACGAGATGCGACCGAAGTCGATGTCGTTGTCGAACGTGTAGTAACGCTGGCCGTTCAGCAGCGGCTCATCGCGCTCGATGTACGCGAAGGGCCAGTCGAAGCTCTCCCACAACTGCTGTTGGACGCGGTTGAGGATCTGCTTGAGCGACGGGAGCATATTGACTCCCATCGCCACGTTGGTGGACGCACCGATCTCTGCCCGCAGGGCATCGACCAGCGCGGAAAGCTGGGTGCCGCGAGCCATCGCTTACTTCTTCTTGGCGACGACTTCGACCGGGGCTTCCTCGCCGATCTCGACCAGCGTGGTCGGGAGCTTGGAAGTGACGCCGGGGAAGAGCTTCTCGATGACCGGGGCCGTATACTGGCGCTCCAGGCGGTCGCGCTCGGCCTTTACGTCGATCTCCTCGACGCGGCTCTTCTTGATGTTCACCAGGGCGTCGTGGCCGTGGAGATGCTTCAAGACGGGGATTTCGGGGACGCTGACCTCCTTGATGACGGTGTTCTCAAGGGAGCCTGCGAGTCGGATTTCAACGTTGGCGTATTCCATAGGTGATACCAATCGTGCCTGGGACGACTATGGTTGCAAGCAAAAGGGGGTGGCTCCTTTCGGAACCACCCCCACGGGGACGCTAGAAGCGACCTATTAGGCCACCTCGTAGACGCCGGAACCGTTGAACTGGGTGCCGACGAGACCGCCGGTCCAGGTCATCGCACGGTACAGGACGTACTGGTCGTGCGGGCGAGCCGGGCTGTGGGTCTTGTTGTCTTCGCCGTCCATGACGTAGAGGTGGATCTTGCTCTCGTCGATGAAGTAGGCGCGGTTGGTGTAACCGAGGTCGTCCAGGGTCGGGTCGTAGATGAACTCACCGACGCCCTGCATGGTGATACCAGCGAGGCCGATGTCCGTCGGACCCTTGGCGAAGCCGTTCTGGGTGAACGTACCTTTCGAGGTGATTTCGAGGTCGAGCTTCTCAAGGAAGCCGGAGCCGCAAAGCACCAGGGAGGGCTTGCCACCGAAGCGGGTCAGCTGGCGGATCTCCTTGCGGAGGTACTCGCTGATCTTCTGCTGGCCGGAGACGTAGGTGATCTTGTTGGCGCCGACAGCCGAGCGATTGCGCCACTTGGCGTTGGTCGCGCGGTCGATGCCACCGACGGTACCGGTCGCCGGAGCGTCGGTGATCATCGAGAGGAGGCCGGGGACCTGCTTGGCGTCCTGGGTGCCGTCCTTCCACAGCATATCGTTGAAGGAGCGCGCCCAGCCCTCGTTCATGTCCTTGAGCTTTTCGTCGAGCAGGCCGGTGAGGACCGTGAGGTCTCGATCGGAGTGCTTGGAGACGGATTCGCCCGAGGTGCTGTCCACGACGGACAGGCCGTCATGCTTCAGCTCGGTGAGGGTGAGGCTGATACCAGCGTGGATTTCCTTCCAGGGGTAGGAAGCGCGCTTGGTGTTAGCGGGGTTGGCGTACGAGACCGTATCGTTGTGCGTGAAGCCAGCGATAGCGGTGGTGTAGTCGAAGACGACCGGCACCGTGATGTTGCCCTTGCCGCCCGGGAAGGACTTCTTCTTCTTGGTCAGAGCCTTAAGAAGAGGCTTTTCCTGGATGGACTGGGCGAGCGCGCCACCCTTGATGTTGAAGTCGAGGGCGGAGGCCGTGATGTTAGCGAGTTCTTGAACCGTGAAGGCCATGTTGTTTGGTCTTTGTTTTGTGGGTTAGCGGGGTTGCATCGCGCCGAGCCGAACCGCTTCGAGAAGCGTCTTCGGCACAGCCGCTGCGTTGGCGGACGACGTGGCGCTGGAGACGTGAGTAACAGGTCGTCGCTGTGGGGCGAACCGCGCGAGCCGATCCTTGATAATGGAGTGAGCGCGCTCCACGAGCGCAATGGCCTCATCCGGGGTATTCGGCTGTTCGGACGCCATCATCAGTCTGACCTGGTCAGTCACCAGATCCTGTTTGGCGGACCAATCGGGATCCTTGATCTTCATCTGCTGTTCCCAGTTCACCACCGTAGAATGGATGCTCTGGCGGGCCTGTTCGGCCTGCTGCTGCATCGCATACTGCTGTCGCTGCTCGAAGAGCTGCTTCTCGGCTTTGAGCCGAGCCAGTTCCTTCGCGGTGTCATCGTCGATGTAACCCTCCTCGACCTTCTTGTGAATGTCTTCGGGGAGCTTCTCGCCGACGAATGCGTCGAGCTGCGCTTTGTACCCGCTGATCAGCTTGTGGGCTTCCGCCGGGTTGGTCTTCATAAGGGCCATTACCTTGAACCCTTCGAGGACCTCTTCGTTGGACAGCCCGTTCTGTGACATGAAGGTCGTGATCTTCCGGTATTCACCGGCGTCCGTGCGATATGCATCTCGCTCGGCGACCATTTCCTTCCAGCGGGGGTGGTTGTGGAACGGCAGCTTCTGATCGGCCTCAGAGCCAGCCTTGTCCTTCGCAGGGTCGTCCAGACCTGGCGCAGGGGACTTGGCGTCCTTGGCAGACGCTCCGTTGGTTTCCACGGTGGACGAAGCCGCGTCAGACGACCTGTTGGCGGCGCGTTTTACCGCGTCGAGCAAAGAGATCGGCTTTTTGTTAGCGTCCGAGTCGCCCGCCCCCGACGTGGGCTGGCCTTCTTGTTTAGCGTCGGCTTCCGGAGCCAGCTTCTCGGGCTGGACGGAAGAAATTGGTTCGGCAGGCGTGGTGACCTGCGGTTCGGTGGAGACCGCTTCGGGTGCGGCCTGGGTGGTGTCGGGTTGATCCATTGATGGCTATAGTAGGACGAGTGACCTACAAAATCAACTGTTTGGCATCATCACGCCGTTGGCCCGGATCTGGCCCGGAGTCGGGGCAGGCGTCGGGCCGTCCTGTCCGACCGCCTCGGCTGGGACAGGGGCGTTGTTGCCGCCCTGCTGGCCCTGGGCGTTCGGGTCGCTGGCGGGGTCGCCGGTGCCGGGTTGAGCCGGCAGATTCTTGGCCGCGTTCATGGCGACGATGGAGGGGAGGGCAGCACGAACCGCCTCGGTCAGATCCAGGTCGTCGTCCAGGCGCTTGATGGCTTCCTTGGCAAGCCAGGTGGGGTCGATGCCAGGGATCTGGA